TTGCCGATCTGACTGGTGCCGTTGCGGGCGCGGTCGAGACCGAGAACATCGGCGCGGCCCTTCCGGCCAACGCTCGGATCCTCGGTGTGTGCGTCAAGTTGACCACGCCGTTCACGGGCGGCGGCACTGCCTCGATGGATGTGCAGATCGGCACCGCGGCCGACATCGACTCGCTCGTGGACGCGTGCAACGTGCTCGCGGCTGCTGTGGACGGGATGCCGTCGACCCAGACCCCGGGCCTGTATCCCTACAAGCACTACGCGGCAGGCGCGCAGATGATTGCGACCTTCACCCCCGACGGCGCACACGCGACCGCCGACACCGACGCGGGCTCGGTCACGATCGACATCCTCTACACGGTGGTCGCGTAACGACTGGCCGGACTGCCGCAACAGCCCGGCACTACCGACATGACCGTCGACATTGCCGCTGCGCAACGCAAGCTCCAGGAGCTTGCGGGAAGGCACCAGACCGAATTGAGGTCTGGCATTGAAGCGGCCAACACGGAAGCGGACGCCGCGTACCAGCGCGCGTCACGCAAGGTCAGCGAGTCGGCACTGAGGCAACTCGGGGTCGACATCGCCGACATCGTGCAAGACGCGCGAGAGCGGGCCGACGACTTGGCCGTCTCGCACGTCCTGAACGAACTCCGCACGGCGGTCGGCAGTGGAGCCAACGGGATCAGCATCACGCTGCCCGGACGGCCCCTACAACGCGACGTTGCCCAGTACGTCGACAACTGCGTCACATGGGCACGCGAAGCGGTAGACGGCGCCAAGGACGGCGAGCAATCGGCCGCCCTGCTGGCAACACAGGATCGCGCCCACGTCGTCATCGAGTCGGAAGCGGACAGCCGCTACGAGGCGGCGCGATCGGCCTGCCTGAAGTCGCTGCAGCGCATGACGGACGAACAAGCGCAGCGGCTTGGGTTCGCCATCGCGCGCAGTCAAGACCAGTTCCGAGCGGTCGAACAGCTCGAACTTCGCGGCGACACCGAATGGATTCCGATCATCGGTCGGCGCTGGGACTCAAGGGCAGACGCGTGCCCCAAGTGCAACGCAGCCCATGGGGAACTCCGGCCGCTCGGGTTCTCGTTCTCGCTACCAGGACCCGGGGCTCACGCTCGTTGCAAATGCACTTCGAGCCTTTGGATTCTCCCGTTCCCCCACGAACGGTCACTCGCAGGACTGGACCACGCAATGAAGAACAAGAACGACCCGCCCACCGATCCCAAGGGCTTTGCGGTCCTGCATCGAACGCTCGACTTGCGGGCCGCGACGGTCGATCCCGCAACCCGCACGATCGTCGGAGCCGTTGCAAGTGACGAGTCCGAGGACAGCCACGGATCGGTCATCAAGGCCAAGGGCTGGGACCTGACCCGCTACGCCAACAACCCCCTGCTGCTGTGGAATCACCCGGTCGGCGGATGGGGCGAGCGCGCGGAGCCAGAGGACGTGCTCGGCACAACGACCGCGTACGTCAAGGGCAAGACGCTGCTTGCGGACCTGCACTTCCTCGACAAGGAAACGAACGAGCAGGCCGATCAGGTCTTCAAGATGATGACCTGCAATCCGCCCGCGATCCGCATGTTGTCGGTTGGGTTCCGCCCGACTGAATACCACTACGAGAAGCGCAGCGAAGGCGGCGAAGACCTGTTGGTCATCGACTCCGCTGAACTCTACGAGATTTCGGTTCTGCCCATTGGCTCGAACCAGAACGCGCTCGCGTGTTCGCTACGGGAGATTTGCATGAAGCACGACCCCACCGTTCCCGCGCCTCCGCCCCCGGTGGTCGAGCGCACCGTTGAAGCAACCACACCGGCAACGCCGAATGGAGACACCGTCATGACTGACAAGAACGAAGACAAGGGCGTTGCGATTGCCGTCAACGCACTGCCCGCCGAGATCGCCGCCCGCCTCGCCGTCGACTCGATCGACAAGGCCATCAGCGAGATCGACAAGCGCGACCTCACCATCGACAAGCTGACCAAGGATCTGGCCGCTGCAGTCGAGAGCCGCGACTCCTTCAAGACGCAGATCGAGAAGCGTGAAGCCGAGGACGCCGCGGCAGAAGTTGACGCTCTCATCGGTGCGAATCGCATCGACGGAGCAAAGCGCGACATGGCGCTGCGGTCCTACAAGGCCGATCGCGACGCGTTCCGCGCATTGTACCCTGCCACCGCTCCGGCTCCCAGCGCCAACCTGCTGGTGCCCCCGCCCATCGCCGCCGAAGTGGTCGAGCCCACGTCCCCCATGAGCGACGTGAACCCGATCAATGCGCGCGCCGAAGCGCTCATCAAGACCGGCGTCGACTACACGGTTGCGTGGTCGCGTGCGCTGAACGAGTACAAGCTCGGAACGCTGCCCGCTCCCGTCGCGGCCTGATCAACTGCTGAGCACAAGGAGATACTCCAATGGTTCAGTACGCTGAAGTCACCCGCACGAATGACGGCGCCGACAGCGTCGACATTCCCATGTACAACAACTCCGCAACGGCGATCGGCGCCGGGCTGGGCGTCCTCTACGAGACCGTGACTGGAAAACCCCGCGCGGTTGCGCTGCCGACCAACGGTGGTGGAGTCGCGCGCTCGGCCGGCGTGACCGTTACGTCGATCCCTGCCGGCGGCTACGGGATGGTCTGCGTGCTCGGCCCCGTGCTGATGGTCGCCCATGACGTGATCCTGCCCGGCGAGTTCGTCGAGATCAAGGACGTGACGGCGCACCTGGGCGAAGGAAAGCTCGCGGTCGTCACCGCTTCGCATTGCTCGCTCGGCTACTGCCTTCAGGCCAGCGGCGTGGACTCGGACATCTTCGAGGTGTTCGTGAGTCCGAACTACCAGAACAAGGCCGCATAAGGAGCCCCCAATGGCGAACTACGCTGAAATCACGCGCACCAACGACGGGAACGATTCCGTTGACGTGATGTGCTATTCGGCGCTGGCAATCTCTGCTGGCTACGCCGTGAACTACGAGACCGTCGCGGGCTATTCCCGGGCGGTCAAGTTGCCCACGGCGTCCACGGATCGAACGGCCGGCGTCACCGTTACCGATATCGCCGCTGGAGGCTACGGCCTGGTCTGCATTCACGGCCCAGTCGTGATGTACGGCCATGAGCCAATCGCCACCGGGGAACACGTGGAGGTCGGCCTCGTCGCGCTCTCGATGGGAGAGGCGATCATCGGCGTTGCCACAACCACGCATCAACTGCTTGGCTTCTGCCTTCAGCCCTGCGTTGCAGACGGCGACAAGTGCGAAGTCTTCGTCAACATCCAGCCGATTTGCAAGGCTGCATAGGAGTCGCCCATGTCGCAATATGCAGACATCTCGCTGACCAACGACGGTGACGATTCAGTCGTCGTCATGATGTACTCGACCGCAGGCGTCACCAAGGGACTCGGCGTACTGGCCGATACCGTAGCGGGCAAACCGCGATCGTGCTGCTTGCCCACCGGAGCCGGTGGATGCGCGCGATCGATCGGTGTTGCGGTCGATACCATCGACGCACTCGGCACGGGCCGGGTGTGCATTCATGGCCCCGCGGTCATGCTCGCCCATGCGGCCCTGCACACCGGCGACTTCGCTGAGATCAGCGACACCGCCGGTCACCTCGGCGAAGCAATCGACGCGGTCGTTGCGGCCGGAACTGCCACGCATCCCTGCCTCGGGCAAGTGCTGCAGGCCAGTACCGCCGACAACGACTACATCGAAGTCTTCGTCAACCCGACGAATCTCCCCAAGGCTGCGGCGTAATCCGCGGACCCGTCAACGCTACAGGAACGAAAGAAAACCACCATGAGCACAGACCGAATCGTGAGCGTGCGCGGATCCGATGGCCGCACGTACCAACTCAACATGACCCAGGGCAACGTCGTCCTGGACAACGGAGTCAAGCTGGAAGCCCGCGAGCTTTCGAGCGCCGACGTGCACCTCCAGAGTGCAATGCAGTCGTTCGCGACCGGCTACGGCACCAATGCCGAGCAGTGCATCGCCGACATCGTGTGCCCCCCGCTGCTGGTCGACAAGCCCACGGACAAGTACCACACGTGGAGCTCGAACGACCTGCTGAACGACGTGACCGACGACGCCGTCGGTGACTCGGGCTCGATCCAGACCGTCAGCCCCAGCAAGTCCAATGACAGCTACACGGTCGAAGGCCACGCACTGGCCTCGTTCGTGTCCAACCGCGTTGTGGCTGCGGCCGACGCCTCGATCAACCCCGAAGCGGCTGCCATTCGCCGGATCATGAACGCGATGAACATCCGCCGGGAGGTTCGCGTCGCGGCCGTGCTGGATGACGCGGCTGCGGGGTTCCTGTCCTACAAGACGACCCTCGTCGCCGCCACATCGAAGTGGAACGGCGGCACCACGGCCGATCCCGTCAAGGATCTGATGGACGCGCAGGAAGGCGCGCTCAAGCCCATCACGCACTTCGCGATGGCGCAGCGCACGTGGAACAACTTCGTGCGCAACGTCAACGTGAGCAAGTACGGACTGGCGAACGCGGGCGACAAGCTCCTGTCGATGTCCCCCGATGAAGTCGCGCAGCGCGTCGGCATCGTGGGCGCGAAGTTCGTCATCGGCGCCCTGAAGCGCAAGAGCCCCACGGCCGGCACGGTCGGCTATGTGTGGGGCAACGACGTGTGCTGCCTGCACATCCCCGCGGGGGCCGAGACCGACGAAGAGGAAGTGCCGACGGCGCGCAACTTCCGATGGAACACCAACGGGGCCGGCGGGTTCGAGGTGCGTCAGTGGGACGTGCCGCAGACCGGTGGACGCGGCGGTCGCATGATCGCCGTAGTGGTCGACGAGGTCGTCAAGTTGGTGGCAGCGCCCACCGGTTGGCTGATCGTCGGCGCGTACGCGTGAGTCTGACGTAGTGGGCAGCGGCGGGCTGTAGACGCCGCTGCGCGCTACCAACCGGGAGGAAGGGATCCATGGGCAAGTACGACAATCGATACTCGCAGCAACAGGCGAAGCCGCTCAAACCACCCGTGGCGCCGATGTTCGAGACACCGTCCGCGGTGGTCGAGAACACGACTTCGATCGAGTCCGTCTCGACACCCGAACACAAGCCTGCAAGGCCGACTCGCTACTGGGCTGTCGGGCGCATGCGGTACCGCAACGGCAAGGGGGAAGAGATCAGCGCGTACGATGGCGACGAACTGATCGACCCGAACGCCGAAGACCTCGAATCGCTGCGCTGCGCGGGCGCGATCTCGGAAGTCAACCCGACGCCAGATCCCACCGTCGACGTGGCGGGCGATGAGGGGCTGGACGATCTGTAATGGCCTACCAGTACTTGACTCAGACGTGGGGCGTGACGCCCGCGGGCGATTTGACCAACACGGTCACGAACGAGATCCTCGCGGCGCTGTTCCCAAACGGGTCGGGCGGTCTTGACTCGACCGCTGGCGATGCTGCCGTCTACTTCGCAGAAGCGGAGGCGAACAGCATTCTGGGTCCGTCGTTCACGATCCCAACCGGCACCACATCGACGGTCCCGGTTGTGGTCAAGCGTTGCATCTGCGACATGGCGGTGTTCTTCGGCTACGACCGCAAACCCGAGTTCCTGACGAGCAACATCGAGAACCCGGCGCAGAAGCGATTCGATCGCGCTAAGGCAACGCTCAAGGACATCAAGACCGGCGCTCGAGACATGGGCGGCGAGGCCTCGACGGACAAGTCGGGCCTTACTGGCGGCATCGTGTACGCATCGACGGCGCAGTTCATCACCGAGACCGATGAATCCACAGACGGTCCAACGGGACCATACTGATGACCATCTCGTTCGACTCCCGCGCGTTCGAGGCGGACCTTGCCGCTCTCGCGCAAGACATGGAACGCGAGGCCCTGCAGGCGACCAAGGCGATCGTCAAGGACGCCGCCGACGCCACCAACGAATTCGGCTACAAGAACCGCACCGGCAACCTGACACGCTTTCGCATCACGCCCGTGTTTCAGTCGGGCGGCAGGATCGAAGGCAAGATTGCATGGCTGGCCCCGTACGCGCTGTGGGTCGATGAGGATACGGTCGCGCATCCCATCGTCGCCAAACCGGGCAAGATGTTGCGCTTCTACATCAACGGCAACGTCGTGTTTCGCAAGCGCGTGTGGCACCCAGGAACGCACGGAAAGCACTTCAGCATCCGTGCAACAGACTTCTTCCGAAACGTCGGCAGCGAGCGATTGCAAGCCGGCATTGATTCCGCCATCCAGGCGCACCCGTAATGCCCACCGCTCACGCAGAGAAGTACGGCGCCGTCCAAGTGCCGACCGCCGTAGCGGCAGCGGGCGCGTCACTGACGACCAACTGCGACCCCGTCATGACCGGGTTGCTGGCCGACTTCAAGTCGATCATCAACACGAAGTGCGCGGCAGCATTCGCCGCCGCCATGGGGCTCAAGTCGCAGAGCGGCAACGCGGTAGACGCGACTTACACGCACGAGCCCGATCCGTCGATCTCGAAGCTGACGTGGAACGGCGGCGCGCTGTTTCTGTGGCGGTCTTCGGAGATCTTCAAGAAGCGCACGAACGTCCACAAGGGGATCGAGTCGATCGTCAAGCTCGCCTACATCCTCAAGCCGATGAGCGTCGCCGACATCCAGCTGTACGCTCCGATCCGTGTCGCCGTCCGCACCGTCCTGCAAGGGTTCATCGAGAACAAGGGCGACCCGAATCGCAAGGACAAGGTTCTGCTGTCCACGTACGGGCTCGACTCGTTCGAGTGGACGACAGCCGCATATGGCTACTGGGACAACGAGCTTGCGGTGCAGTTGCCGTTCATCGTCCTGGACATGTCGGCCCTGATGCGCGAGCGCGAAGAGTGGGTGCTGTCGCAGTATGCGGCATTGTCCCGCGTCGACACCACCGTTTCGAGCAACGAGGCAGCAGTCGGAACCGACGTGCTCTCGACTCAGTACACACCCTGACCATTCACCCTGACAAGGGGACAGCACATGAACCTGCGAGTACTCGCGCGAGGCGACATCAAGGTGCAAGATGTCGTGTTTGAAAATGCGACGGGGTCACGCCGATACATCGGCCGATCTGCCGTGCACGCGTGGAAGGAAGAGGATCTTCCTGCCAACGAACAGTGCCGCCACGTCTCGTGGAATCTGTTCCTGTCTACCGGCGACAAGCCGATCCCCCACGTCGCGTATCCCAAGAACTCCGCGCCCGTCGAGGTGCCGATGGATCGCTACTACACGCGAGCGATCCAGAACGGGGAGTTGTGGGCTGCCGACCAGTCGACGGCGGCTTGCGTTGGTGTGGCGTTCGACCCTGACTTCGGCGGCGAGTACCCGTCGCTCAAGACCGCTGCGAAGAGCAGCAAGGTTGGTGCGTAATGGGAACTTTGCAGCTCGCGTTGAGTGGCTTGTCCACGATTTTGCCGGGCACCTTCATCGAGGTCAAGTTCGCGCAAGGCCAGAGCAACGGCGCCAACTCGATCAAGCGGGTCCTGTTCGTCGGCATGAAGACCGCTTCCGGCAGTGCCACGCTCGACACGCAGGTCTACCCTGTCGGCGGCGAGGCTGACGCCATCACGTACTTCGGCGCCGGGTCCAAGTGCCACCGCACGATGCGCCGCTTCTTGCAGGCGTGCCCCAACGCGGCCATCTACGGCATCGCCGCTACGGAGTCGGCTGGTGTTGTGGCGACCGATGCCTTGACGCCGCTGAACGCCGCCACGAGCGCTGGCGTCATCAGCTACACGTGCGTGGGCGAAACCATCACGGTCCCGGTCGCGAACCTCCAGAGCGTTTTGACGACGGTTGTCGACCTCGTGGCCGCCATCAACCTGCAGACCCATTGGCCGGTCGTTGCCGTCAACACGGGTGGATTGAATACGAGCATCACGATCAACGCGAAGCTCAAGGGCACGGACGGCAATCACATCCGCCATCGGGTCTCGACGACGGCCACCGGCCAGACCATCACGGCCGGCGCAGGCGCGCTCGCCGCAGGCGCAACCGATGAGGTCTACACGACCGTCAACAGTTCGATCCTCGCCGACGACTACGACATGATCGTGCCTTGCGTCAACCCGACCGGCGCGACCAACGTCCGGCTCGGCGCGCTCGCCAACCAGGTCATCACGCAGGCGTTGCCAGCGTCGGGCATCCGTCAACAGGTCGTGTTCGGTTCGACGGTGTCGCTCAACAACGCCGTGTCGCTGTCGGCGGCAACGCTCGTTACGGGCGGCCCGGCCAACAACCCGCGGTTCGTCCACGTCCACCAAGAGAACTCCGAGTGGGAGCCGATGGAGCTTGCGGGCTACGTCGCAGGCGTCCGCTTCAATGAGGAATTCGGCTCGATCCCGTGGGCCAACTACGACGGCTACGGCATCAAGACCGGCACCGCGCTGGCGATTCCGAAGCAGTACAGTTCTGCCGACTACCCGACGCGTCTCGAGCAGGCCGTCTTGCTCGCGGGCGGCGTCACGCCGATCGCCGTCGACACCTTGGGCCGCACCTACATCACGCAGATGGTCACGTGCTCGACCGACGTGCGGGTGCGGGACGTTGCCAAGGTGAGCGTGCCCGACGCGTTCTCGGACGACCTCGCGGTCCGGTACGGCACCTCAGGTTACACGGCCCTGCAGGACGATCCCGCCGATGGCGTGCAACTGCCGCCCAACGTCGCGACGCCGCTGCGGGTCAAGAACCAGACCATTGCGCCGCTGTACGTTCGCTATGCGGGCGACGGCTGGCTCGACAGTGACAAGACGCTCGCGGCCGTCACGGGCGACATCTTCGCTTGCACGACCGGCATCGACCCCGTCGTCAACACCAGAATCAACGCGCGCATTCCGCTGCACGTGATGGCGCTGTGCCACCAGTTCTGCGCGCTCGTTACCGAAAACTCGGCTGGGTAAGCCGGAGAGGATTCCGCCATGGCTCAGCAAGTCTACGCGCAGTTTTTCGTGTTCCTCGATCAGGCCCTCTTGGAAGAGGAGCTTGATGTCGATTGGGACGTGAACCCCGACGCCAAGCCGATTGCCACGCAGGCCAAGGGCTACGCGGGTGTCAGCAAGGGTTCGGGCATGTTCACCGTGAACGTGACGAACGCGTGCCCGGCCGCCGGCCCCGAGGTCAACTTCATCGAGCTTTCGGTCAAGCAGACCTTCGTCGACATGGTTGTGACGATGGGCACCAAGCAGATGATCAGCAAGGGCACCATCACGAACGTGAAGGGCAAGGGCGGCGCGTCCAACCCGTCCAGCGTCGACTTCACGTACATCGGCAGTCTGCCGACCGTCAAGTAACCAGCATGGGAGGGAACCATGGGATCGACTCAGTACGGCCATACCTACGTCTTCATCGATGGTTGCTTGCTCGCAGAGGAAACGCGCGCCGAGTGGCAGTGTCCTCCGCCTGCGTCGAAAGACGACAAGCCGATCGTCGCTGACATCTGGTGCGTCGTTCCGAACGCCGGACCCGAGACCGACTTCTTCGCGCTGAAGGAAACAGCGCAGGAGATCGAACTCGTGCTCGCGATCGGCAAGGCAACGCGCCTGTGTGCAAAGGGCAAGATCGAATCCGTCAAAGGTGGCGGCGCTTGCCAAGATGTTGCCAGTTTCTGCGCCCACTTCGTTGGGCAGGTCACTTCCCACGTGACCGACAAGATCGCCGCCCAGTTGGCGAATCTTTCCTAGCCTCGCGTCGCCATCCCCGGCGACCGTCTTCTCGCCTCGTAACCGCTTGCCGGCCTGGGAGGGCCAATCACATGCCTAGCATTCAAGAAGTTCTCGCCAATGCTGCACCCTCGCAGCCGAAGGAACTGCCGCCAACGGAGTTCTTGCGCGCGCTGATCTCTGCCGAGCGTCCTTCCGAGGTCTTGCCGTTCCCGCGTTGCGACGTGGAAGGCAAGCCGCTGTGTGAGTACAGGATGCAGATCCTGACGCAACAGCAACTCGACCAAGCGCGCGTTGGTGCTGAACGCTACACGCACGAGCGTCTCAAGAACGCTGGTAAGCTCACCGATTCAGAAGTAGCGGCTGTGCGCAAGGAAGCGTGGGAGGACATCTACGAGAACGCGCTGTGCGCCGAGGTGCTGGCCGTTGCGATGCGCGAGGTTGCGATCGTCGAGCTCCAAGCGGGCGGACTCTCGCAGGAGACGTTCCGCAAGTACCCGCCGCTGTTCACGAGCGCGAGGCAGATCCGCGAGCTACTCACCACCGATGAGACGGCCGCGCTGTTCAGCGCCTACACGGTCGTGCAACACAAGTACGGACCGATGTGGAGGACGCTTTCCGAAACCGAGTGCGACGACCTGATCGAGAAGGTGACGGTGGGCGCAGAAGAATACCCTTTCTCGGGTCTGGGGCTCTTGGCGCTCGTACAATTGGCAACTTCTTTCGCATGGCGGTGCCGGACCTTGAAGATCGCCATTGGTTCGCATGGCTCGGACTCCTCCGATACGCCAACAGAAAGTGGCCCCAAGACAAGTGACGCGGACATGTCTGCAGATCCCGATCTGCTGCCGCCCGTGCATGCGCCTACGACTCCGTCGGTGGAAGGATAACGATCGATGCCTGCGCCGGTACGGGTAGCGTTTCAGGTCGATTTGTCAGCCCTTGAGGCTGGCTTCAAGACCGCTGCGTCCCGGGCTCGCGCGCTCAATGATCAGATCGCCAACGACACCGTAAAGGCCGCGCAGAAGTCATCCAAGGCGCACCAGTCCGCAGCAAGGGACACCAGCAAGGCGTTCTCCGATCTGAGCAACCTGCTCAAGAAGGGCGCCAACGATCTTGAGAAGTCTCAGACGAAGTCGGCGCAGAACTCATCGAAGGCTCAGATCAAGGCAGCGAACGACGCCAGCAAGGCAGAGTTGAAGTCGTTCGACGATCGGCTGAAGGCGGCGCAGAATCTTGCGAAGCAGAAGAAGAGGTTGGTAGAGGACGAAGAGAAGTCGATCCAGCGCGTCGCCAACGCGAACAAGCGCGCGGCTGCCGCCATGCAGGCCGATGCGCTGCGGAGCAACAAGTCGTTTGCCCACGGTGCCGCGGGTGTGTTCGGTCGCGCCGGACGCTCCACCATGGGGACCGTGTCGGGTGTCGTTGGTGGGCTTGGCGCAGCCGCCGGCACCGCCATGATGGGCAACGCGTTGTGGGAGAACGTCGGGCTGCGCGAGCAGGCGGCGGCGCTCGTCAACTCGACCAGGGTAGGCAAGCACGGCGCGACCACGCAGAGTGCATTCGATCTGATCGAGTCCGCGCAAGGCGTGGCGAAGAAGACCGGTTTCGGCGCACAGGACGTGATGGCCGCAATGTCGAACGTATCCGCGAAGGCGGGCGGCGCTCCCGGCCTGCAAGCGTTCCAGGGAGACATCGACGATCTCGCCAAGACGGCAATCGCGGCCGGTGTGTCAATCCAGGACATGGGCAGCGTGTTCGCAGCAGCGCTGAACAGCGGCGTGAAGCCCGGCGAAGAGATGCGTCAACTCATGCAGGACTTCGTTGCCATGGGCAAGGAAGGCGCGATCGAGTTCAAGGATCTCGCGGGACAGCTCCCCATGCTGGCCGGCGCTGGAAAGATGTTCGGCAGCGGCTCGGGCATGATGCGCGAAGCGGTCGCAATGTCGCAGTTCGCCGTCAAGCAAGCCGTTGGCCCGGAGGAATCCCGCACGGCCGTTATGCACATGATTCAAGAGCTCGCGATGAAGTCGGACGTGCTCAAGAAGTCCGGCATCGAAGCGATCGACACGTCCACCGGAAAGCTACGATCCCCAGTGGAGTTGATGGCGGAGGCCATGCAGGCCGCCTACGACCCGTCGCGCGGAATCAAGTTCGGCAAGGAAACCAAGCACGGACCTGGTGCCCTCGCGACGTTGTTCGGCGCGCGCGGCATGGCAATGACGAACGTCATGACCGATACGTTCATGGGCGCCGGTAAAGGCGAGGCAGGCAAGAACGCTGTCGTCGCCGAGATACGCAAGATGCAGTCTGCCACTATGAAGACGAGCGAACGCGACGCTGCCTATGCGACCATGATGCGGCAGCCAGGCGCGCAGATGCGCATGGGCATGGAAGAGTTCAAGGCCGAAGTCGGCAAGATGCTGCCCGAGTTCGTCAAGCTCCTGCCGGCCGTCATGGAAGTGACGCGCGCGTTTGCAAAGCTCGCAGGGTTCGTGTCCAAGAATCCGCTGGCAGGGCTCGGCGCCCTGTTCGCCGCCAACATGGCATCGGAACTGGCGAAGGTTGGGTTCGCGAAGGTGTTCGAGAGCGCCCTCACGAGCGCCATGTCGGCCCGTGGCGGCATGGCCGGAGGCGGGCTGGGTGGAGGCATGGGCACGGGCGGGAAGATGATAGCGGGTCTATCAATCGCCGCCGTTGCCGTGTCGATAGTCGCGGCGGGAGTAAACATCATCAACCAGTCTGCCGAGAAGGGCGCGACGGTTGGCAAGGAGTTCTACGCAGCCTCGATGGAGGCGCAGAACAAGGTTCGCGCGCTCAGGCAGCACCTGAAGAACGAGGCAGATTTCCAAGGCCCTACGATCGCCCAATTGGCTGGCGAAGATGCCCCGGTCGCACTTGAGGCTGCCAACGAGGCGCGGGTGAAGAAGAACTCCCTGATCGCAGAGGCGCAAGCGACGCAAGAACGCCTGCGCAAGGCGGAAGGCGCGTACAAGGAATCGACCAGCCCCGGCACGTGGGACTATTTGAATCCCACCAAGAGCGCCGTGTTGGAGAAGCAGAAGGCCGAAGAGGACGCCGCCGGGGAAACGTCCGACCGCGCAAAGGACACCGACGCTGCGCTCGGGTTGTTCATCGACGCGATCAAGAACGCCACGGGCGCCATCAGCAACCTTCCGAATCCGGGGTCCGATGCGCGCAAAGGCAAACCAGCCGGGATGGGCAAGTAGATGGCTGGCTCCGGTGCAGTCAACGCCTTCGATCCGCTGGACATCCTGGCGAGTCTGAAGCCGCTCAAGTTCCGTGGCATCGAAGTGCCGTGCTTGAGCAACTCGATCAAGGTCGGCCAGAACCTGGTCGAGCACAATCAGTACGGCGTGGCTGGCGGCGAGCAGGAGAACACGTGCCGCAAGTCAGCGCACCTGTCGTTCACGATCCCGTTTCGCGCCGGCATCGTGTGGAAGCCGAGCCTGTATCCGAAGGTCATGCGGGACTTCTGGAACGCGTGCTGCGACGGCACGACCGGCCCGCTGTCTCACCCCGAGTTCGGGTTGATGGACGTGAAGGTCGGGGACTTCGATCTGACGTGGCAGCCCAATGCGCGCGACGGCGCCGACATGAACGTCTCGTTTGTCGAGACGATCGAGAAGGGGTTGCGGATCGAGCTTTCAGCGTCGAGCCCCATCACGTATGCGTCCTCCATCGCTGACGAGTTGGAGAAGCTCGGACCGATGGTCAAGCTTCCCTCCTTCGACAACAGCACGGGCACGACGCTCAAGGGCGCGCTCGCGAAGATCAAGGGCGCGATGTTGCTTGCGCAGATGAGCGCAGCGAGTCTATTGGGCGACATCGAGAGCACGATCGGTGGAGTCAACAACCTGATCGACTTCGCGTCTTCGCTCACGGACCCCGCCGCGTGGCCGGTCGTTGCTGGGCTCAAGAACATCGTGTCGGCGCTCATGCAGATCGAAACGCAGTTGGGCACCGACGCAGGTAAGAAGAAGAAGCTCGAGATCAAGTACACGACAACAGACGCGTCGCCGACGTTGGTTGCCTCGCAGTTCGGCACCAACCTCGAGGATCTGTTCAAGGCCAACCCGTCGCTTGCTATCCTCGATCCTGTGCCCTCTGGCACGATGGTTTTCGTCTTCGTGAAGTGATCCATGGCTGACGTATTCGGAGAGGCCACCATCACGTTGGAGGACGGCACGGTGCTGTCCAAGTGGACCGAGTACTCGATCAACAGCGAGTTTCTGACCCCCACGGATGGCTGGTCGTTCTCGTTCGTTACGCGTGAGATGTGGGACCGGCTGCATACGTTTGTTGCCAAGGACAAGAAGATCGAGATCCGCGTCGATGGCAACCTGCAGTTGACCGGCTGGATCGATGAAGTGAGGGTGTCGTGCGGTGGAACCGAGGGCCTGACGGTCAACGTTCAGGGTCGCGATGTCCTCAAGGTGTTGTGCGACGCGAACGTGCATCCCAGCATGCGGATGAAGGGCAAGAAGATTTACGAGGTTGTCGAGGCCACCATCTTCTCGCTGTACCCGAACATGGGACGCAAGATCATCACGGACAATGATTCGAACCGCGACATCCTGACGGGCGTCAAGGGCTTCAAGACCGGCAAGAAGGCGCGCAAGAATCAGACGGAACTCGACTTCTGCAAGGCCAAGGCTGGCGAGGGCGCGTTCGAGTTCCTCGCCCGCAACCTTCGCCGCTTCGGACTGTGGATGTGGAGCGACGCAGAAGGAAACATCGTCGTCTCGTCACCCGACTACAAGCAAGCGCCGTCCTACTCGATCATCCACGGGTTCCAGCAGAAGGAAATCAAGGTGCTGCGCGCGTCCTACACGGAGAAGGCCACGCAAGCCCCGTCTCACTTCCTCGTGCACGGCAAGGGCTCGCAGAAGGAATGGGAGAAGACGGACGCCGAGGGGTTCGTCCAGGACGATACCAGAAAGCTCTACGTGCCTCGCTACGTCCAGCACGAGCAGTGCACCAACGCAGAGGAAGCGCAAGCGCTCGCCGAGCAGGAGATGTCAGAAGCTCGCAAGGACGCACGCGTCTACGAGTGCACGCTGATCGGTCACTCGGATCGCGACACCGGCAAGACCTACGCGATCGACACCGTCGTCCACATTGAGGATGAGTTGCTGGGCGTGTTCGAGGACATGTACGTCAAGGAGCGCACCTTCAAGCGCAGCGCGACAGGCGGCACCACCACGGAACTGAAGTGCGTCCCGCTTGGATCGATCACCTTCTCAGACGTGGACCACGCGGCCTGATGTTCGACACAATCATCCACCTGCTCAAGGTCAAGCGGACCGAGCTTGTCGGCGACGACAAGACCACGATCGCCACCTACTTCGAGACGTTGCCTCACCACCCCGACGACCCGTGGAAAGACGAGTCGCCGGTTGACGAGGTAGGGCCGGTCGATTCGTGGCAGCACTACGGCTTCGCGTCCAGACTTCCGAAAGCAGCAGAGTCGATCGTCGTTGAATTCGGCCAGCAGATGTTCACGCTGGCGTCTCGCGCGCTCGCAGCCGCCAAGGTCTTCGGCCAGCTCGGCGAAGGCGACGTTGCCATCTACTCGATCGGCGGCAACACGATCAGGCTCGCGGCGTCGGGCGCCGTAACGGTCATGATGAAAGGCCCAGCGGGCAAGTCGATCTTCGCGCGACTGTCGCCCAAGAACGGCGGCGAGTTTCATTTCATGGATGAGAAGGGGCACACGGCGCAATTCGACCAAGCCAATGGGTTTGCTGTGAACGCTGGCGATTTGGATGTGACCTTCAAGTGCAAGAACTTCCAAGTCATCGGACTCGCCGCGAACTTCAACGTGGCAGCGTTCAAGCCTACCGCATCGGCGAGCATTCCATTTGCTGGCGGACCCGCGATGCCTCCATCCCCGGGACTGTTCGTGTGATGCATGGGACTTTGCAACTTTGGATGGCCGCTACGGATCACAATACCGTCGTACGCGTTTCCGCCACCGCTGCCGGGTATCCCTCGCCTTCCGGTGTTCATGGTGGACTTGCCGGAGTGGGGCATTCACATAGCGATCCCGTTCACGATCCCATCGTTCTCAATACCGCCTCCATTGCCAGCCCTGCGCGTCCCGACGTTCGCGATTCCAGAACTTGGAATTTGGATCACCATCTCGATCCCATCGGTTCCGCTGCCCCCTCCGTTGCCAGCACTGAGGATCCCTTGGTTCATCGTAATCAAGTGTCCGTTGGAGATTGGCAATGAATAGTGAGGCAAAAAAGACGAAGGTGTGTGCCGTTGATGGGTGCGGCCGTAGGATGGACTCTAAGGGTTTCTGCTGCAAGCACGCACACCGCTTTGCCAGGTACGGCGATCCGTTGGGTGGCGGCGCAGAGAAGAGGGCGCCCGGAACCCCCAAGCCGCCATGCAAGCACGAGGGATGCGACGGAATTGTCATCGCGCGATGCATGTGTAAAAGGCACTATCGTAATTGGGAATCTCAAGAGAGGCGTCGCAAGAACGGACCTACCGTTAGGGCCAAGAGGCCGCGTAAGCCCGATGCCCCGTGCTCGGTTGATGGCTGCGATCGTCTTGCGTACGTTCGGGGTCATTGCAAACTTCATTATCGTAGATTGAACTACACGGGCGACGTTGGTCCGGTCGGGCTCAAAGTAGTAATCGGCAGGCCGCGTCGGCAGGTTACTAGGAGACGGTGCTCCGTCGACTCATGCCAACATCAGGCGGAATACGGGCACGTGTGTTCTGCGCACTACAGGGTTCATATCAACAATGACGTGAAGTCTGCCGCGATGGAACTGCGATGTGGGCATGTGAACAACTGCGGATACGTGACCGTGTACGCCCCGGGAGATGCCTCGTCCTACGTGAGTGGAGCAATACCAGAACACCGCCTCATCATGTCGCTGATGCTCGGCCGCCCGCTGCGCAGTGACGAAAACGTGCACCACAAGAACGGCGACCGCGGGGACAACCGCCCATCGAATCTCGAACTGTGGGTGAAACCACAACCCGCAGGACAACGCGTCGAGGACGTGATCGCGTGGGCCAAGGACATCCTGAAGCGGTATCGAAAGTTCGACACGTCGACCGCGAAAGACTCCCCGCAACTTGAACTCATCATCGGCGGAAAAGCCGTAGCCGGAACCGAATGATCAACTCCATCGCCTCCCTGCGCACCCACCCCTTCCGACCATCGAACGGCGCGGTCGTACTGGTGGAGTACGGTGCTGCTCCCGGCGATGGTATTGGAGGTTGGTTCAGGTTCGACTCAGGGTCTGCCGCGGCAGACGACGGCGCGACCGCGATCGCTGTCAACGACGGCATACCCGGTCGCTGGCTCAAGATTGGCGTAGCGGGCGGCAGCGGCGCGCGGATCAAGGCCACCCTGCTAACGGCAGCGGCGCGCAACATCACGGTCAGTCCGGCGACCAAGACGATCTTCCTCCGGGGCTGCGCTGGCGGTGGCGGGGGAGGCGGAATATCGACCGCAGCGACGGCCGGCGGAGGCGGTGGCGGAGGTTCGTCGGGCTCGCGTGTCGAGCGCACGATCGCGGTCACGCCCAACACCGCATACGCCTACACATGCGGCGGAGGTGGTGCTGGTGGTGCTGCTGGTGTTACCGGAACCATCGGAGCGAACAGCACGTTCGTTGTCGGCGCAACCACGATCACGTGTAACGGTGGGCTCGGTGGCGTCGGCGCGGCGGCTGTTGCCGGAACGTCGATCAACGTAGGGGGAGCAAGCCCCGCGGTCTCCGCGAATGGCGACGTGAATGGATGCGGCGTGCCGGGATCCAGCGGAATCGGTCTCGCGGCCAACTTGGCGTGCTCTGGGCAAGGTGGAGACGGATTGTTTGGCGGCGGAGGCGCTGCCCGCAATACGCAAGGAGCGGGTATCAATGCAACCGCATATGGTTCGGGTGGCGGCGGCGCATGCCTCCTCTCGGCAGGCGCATCGGTGGTGGGCGGCAACGGAACCCCAGGCTGCTGGGTAGTGGATGAGTACACATGAGCGGCCTCGGACTCTCCCCCCTCGGAACCTCGCCCGCCGGCATCGGCTCGCAAGTGGCGAACGGCCCGCTCTACCAGAGCACCGCATGGCAGAAGTCCAGCACGGGTGCCGTTTCCTCCGTCCAGATTGACCCCAGAACGCGCGACGTGGTGCACGATGCTAATGGGTCCGAGCAGGGCATGAGCGACGCGGCACAGCGCGTTTGGATGCTCTGCGCCATGACCCAGGGATCGAGGGCCAACTGGCCCAAGGACGGGTTCGCCCGCCCTGAGTCGATCGGCAGCGACTTCGCAGCGCGGACGGAGGATTCGTTCCGCAACGCGCTCGCGCCGATGGTGTTGGACGGCACCATCACGATCGACTCCATCACGACCGAGATCGATCCGTCCGTTCCGACCCGCGGCTACGCGCTCGTGACGTGGACGGACAGGCGCACCAACCGGCAAGAGCCCACCCGCACGCCGCTTCAGTTCTGAGGACAACATGGCAATAACAAGGGTTGAGCTTCCGACCATCGCGGAGCTGGCGGCGGACTATTGCGAGGACATGCGGCGGCTCAAGATCCGCGCCGGCATCGCCAACCCGAACGTCGCGCCCGGGTCCGAAACGGCCATGACGGGCGAGGCAACCGCGTCGGTGGCGTTCCAACTCCACGCCGAAATCGCCGCCACGCAGGACGCCACCATGGAGGACTCGGCCAACGGCGACGACCTGATCCGGCTGGCGAAGATCAAGCGCGACATGGACCCGCGGCTCGGCGCAGGCGCGCAGGGCAACGTCACGGTCTCGTGTACCGGCGCCGTAACGTACCCGAAGGATCTGGAGTGCAAAGCGGCCGATGGGCTCCGATACAAGGTCGTGACCTCGATGGCCCGCACGAACGGCCAGCCGCTCCCCGTGACCGGCATCGACACAGGCAAGCGCACCGACAAGCTGCCGGGCGCCGTCATGACGTGGAGCAGCCCCCCGGCGGGAAGTGCCACAACGGCGGTCGTTGACGCGAGCGGACTCAACAACGGCATCGACCCCGACAACGACGCGCGACTGCGGGCGCGATTGCTCGACTCGATTCGCCACCCGGGCGCATCGGGTTCGTGGGCGCACTACGTCGAATGGGCCGAGCAGAACATGGCGGTCGAGAAGGCGTTTTGCGTCCCGGCCCCCAGCGGCCCTGGAACGGTGCGCGTCATCTACACGGTCGTGGCCGACAAGGACAACCTGACGGGCGCGTACACCCGCGAAGGATCGACAGCTCTCACGGCGGCGGTCGCGCTCAACGTGGTCGCGCAGGATCCTGAGCACGCCGACGTGCCGACGACGACGGTCGCCGATTCCGAAACAACGCTGTACCTGCGAATCAAGTGTCCGCTCGCAGTCGAGGATGGTGGGCCGGGTGGCGGGTGGATCGACGGTCTGTCAACGAGGTGGCCCAGCCCGGTGGCGCCCTACACGACTGTTTCCCATCTGAACGCCCCCCCGACGGTCCCGACTGCCATCCAGGTCGATTGCTTGGATGCTGGCGCCAACCCGCCGCTCGTCGACGCCCACATTACGATCTGGTCCACGTCGGCGAAGAAGTTCGTTCACGGGCAGATCCTTTCAGCAACGCTCGTTGCGGGCAACGTCTACAACCTAGTGCTCCACGAGCCGATCGATACGTCCATCATCACAACCGACGATCCGATCTCGCCCGACGCAGAATCGATGGACGACTACGGCGACACGATCGCGCGCGCGTTCGGTTCGCTTGGCCCGGGCGAACTGACGACGAATGCGTTGCTACTTCCACGCAGCGCGCGCCACCCTCTCGCAACTGAGTCGTGGAACTCGATGCTGACAAGCGTCCACGTCGGCATGCTGCCGATCGAGCACCCGGAAGTCACGCACGTAACGTGCGACGTACCGACGTTGCCGGCACTCCCCGCACCGCCCGCAACCGTCAATGACCCGCCGGGCATTCTCGTGTTGGGCAAGCTCGCCATCTACAAGAAGAACTAGGAGCTAGCATGCTTCCTGTCATCAGCGATCCGCAGGCCGACTACGGACTGCCGAAGAACAACCGCGATGCGCGCGGCCCCGTCCAACCCGACAAGGAAATCGACGCTGCGGATCTTGAACGGGCCATGGTGGACCTTGCGGCGATGTCGCATACGTGCCCGCGAGCCACGTTCCTACTGATCGTTTCGGGCGGTGCGGCGCTCGTTGGCAACTACAGGTCCGTGTGGGGCGACACGCTCGCAGTAACGCCCGCCGTGGCCTACACGGGAGCGGGCAACGTGACGGTCACATGGGCGGTCGGTGGATACCCAGACCTCAACCCGACGCCAGCGCGGCAAGTGACCCGTGCCCCCTCGTTCCAAGGGGCGCAGGTTTCGATCTTCAACGCGGGGCACTGGGAAGCACCTGTCTTCTCGGTGAACGCGAACTCGATCCAGACGTGGACCTACGCTGCGGGCGGTGTTGCCACTGACGCGGTCCTTTACATCACAATGTACTGAGTCGCACCATGCCGTTCACATTCCGCGATCCTATACCGTGCTCGCTGGGGCCGAACTGCACCGACGACTACGACCGGCTCGAGACCGTCTACAAGGCGAACCTCGGTGACGCCCTGTCGACCGACGACATGACGACCGCCGACGCCAAGATGCGCGCGACGTGCCTGATGTACCTCGGCGTCAAGCGGGCGAACCAACGACGCATCACGCAGCAGCAGGACCCGCGCACACTGACGGATCCGCTGCTCGCGCGCTACGAGGGAATCCTGGGCATTCAGCGCCCCGTCAACGAGGCGATCCACCTTCGGCGCGCTCGCGTGGCTGCCCGCTTGCTGGCTCACTACGATGCAACGTCGGGCAGCCTGAATACGATCGTGACCGCGGCTTTCGCGCCGTGGACGGCCGTCATCCACTACACGCCGCTCGCCGATGCCGTTACGGATTGGCCGGGCGGGGTTGCTCCGTGGAACACGGCAACGTCGTGGTACTCGACCGTTGCCCTCATCTGCGTCGAGTACTTCAAGCCCTCGGCTGGACTCGACTCGGAAGCCAAGAACAAGCGGGAAGCATGCTTCGGCGCGCTCGATGAGGTCTGCCCCGCGTGGGTGCGGTTCGGCTTCCACGAGACGCCGCCCGGCTTGCTCTACCACTTCTACATCGGTGTTTCGCCGATGGACCTGACCGCGATCGGAGATGTCTGATGGCTGCCAACACCCGCACGTTCTCGCCCCCAGCGAGTCTCAATCAGATCGCGACCGCCACCCACTTCAACAAGCTCGATACCAACGGGGCGGAGTCGGTCAATCGAAACAGCACCGTCAGCGGCTGGAAGCACCTTCCGCTGATTCCGGCTCACACCAACAACGTCGCAGCCGTTGTGCTCGTGGGTACGGGCGGCGTCACGACGATCGCGAACGTCGCATTCAACCAGACATTCTCACTCGTAGGTCTGTTGCACGGGATGCAGTTCACCGGCTGCCGAATCAACATCATCCCGGACGTTGCCCACGGGGCCGGCGCTCCTATAGTGCTGCCCGTCTGGACCGTCTACAGGGTTAGCTTGCTCGGAGCTGCGACCTCACTCGGTACCGCGACGTACGTGTGGGGAGTTGGCGACCCTGCCGCGTACGACGCGGGCTATTCACTTTCGATTCCCGCGTTCGCCCATACGATCGACTTGGCTAACTACCGCTATGTAGCGGAACTGACTCCGGAGAGCGGGCTGAACTCGCAACTCTCGACGCTGCAATCGATCCAAGCGAATTCCACCATTGACCACGCTGCCGGCGGCACCGATCTGTCTCTCTGGATCTGATCCATGGCAATCACATCCACAACGCGAGACGTGCGCTACCCGGCGCCCGGCGACAAGGTAACGCTCAATTGCGTCTACACGGTCGGCAATCGCTTCAGAACCAAGCTCACCAACAAGCCGATCGACTCGGCGCTTGAGACGTACGAGGCCGCAAAAGAGAACTACCTCGTTGGCAACACCATCACGCCCGACGTAGTCGGCTGCTACACCGTCACGTTCGTTGAAGAAACGAGCACGATTCCCGTCCCGCACTTCTCGAACGACACGGGAGCGGGGCAATGCGTCGAGGTCGTGACGGCCGTCGCAACGTCGGCCCACGCCATCACGGTCGCCGGCAAGGTGAAGCGGCAGATTGGGTTCGCGCCCGACGACGTGACGCTCGAACTGTACGCGACCGTTGACGACTTCGCGGGCGGCACGACGGGTGGTGCGCTCACGCGGTACACGGACGCAACCCGAAGCCCGCGGCTCACCAACCCCGGGGGCGACGCGGCCAAGATCGCAATGGCGACCGACTATGTGGCTCGGCACGTAGCGGAGATTGGCGGATACGGAAACGAGACTGCGCTCTCGACCGTCAAGTCCTACAAATACGGTGACCGTACCGATCAGATCGCGCCCGTCATGTCGTATTTGCGTATCGAGGACGCGACGATCCTGGAGTCGTTCGCGTGGACGATCGTTCGGCTGAACGAACACACCCAGAACGTCGGCATTGCCGTCCACAATGTCATCGATGCCGCGAACGTCATCACGTCCCCGGTGGGTGTTGTCGGCGACGAACCGTCGCAACGTATTCTGCTGAATGAGACTTTGGTGGACCTCGCGGCACACGCTGCGATCGGCGGTGGTGGCGCACATGCCAACGCCGACACGGTATGCACAGGATGGTGCGCGCTTTACGCGCCGCTGCCGAACCCATCGACGGTGCAGGAACGCATAGATCGGACGCTTGTGCTGTTCGACCTGATGGACGAGCACATGACGAGGACACAGATCCTCGTCACGGCGCAGGTTCCATATGTCCACAGGGACGCCGCCGACGAGCATCTCGACTACGACGCGTACTACCCGCCGCACGACGAGACAACGGCTGTTGCGTGCATGAACCACATGAGGACGAGGTTCGGATGCACGGGCGCCCCCGCAGCAACTGAGCACCTTGGGCGCGCCGTCATCACGGCTGCGTACCACAACATCCCCGGCGGATGGGACAGCTACTACGGCGACACGATGCCCAGCGATTCGGCGGGGCTGATCGTCGGTGTGCGCAAGGCACTGCAGGTCTTCCAAGCGCACGTGACCAATATCGAGTTCACCTCGGGCGTAACGGTTCTGTATCACGCTGCCGCGGGCGGCGTGACCGCAACGCCCGACTGGGGTTCGCGCTCCGACGTGATCCCGGGGCCGTCCGATTACGTCGGAGCCATCAACGCGCTGGAAGCGCTGAATTGGCTGCTCGCGCTGCACTCGAACAACGGAACGCCCACCCACTCGATGCGATACCAGGGAGTGTGGAAGAAGCGCGCGCGCGGAATCGAGGCCATCCATCACGCGTTCCGCACCGCCGTCACCTACACGGGCACAACCGTTGGTGCCGCAGAGAATGCCGCCTATGCACGACTCATCGTCGGCGGCGGATTCAGCAAGGGATAGACCAACATGGCATCTCCGATCTTTCGGCTGTCCTACGGGGTTGCCGCGATAGGCCCATGGACCGCGGGCGCATGGGACACGGCGATCGACTCCGCGAAGGAGCTGTTCATCCGCGTCGACATGCAGTCAACGGCGGGCGTCAACGCGCTGGCGGTGTCGCTTCCATCGGCCGACGAGGTCACTCTCGCCGAGGCGGCGATCCCGATCACCGTCAGCCAATCGGTGCTGACCGGCATCTTCCAACTGCCCCACACGGCCGGCGTCGACAACACGTTCCGATCGCTGAACGTCACGGTCACGATCAACCAAGGGTTGACCAACAACGTCGCAGACCCGACCCTGACGCGGTCGCTGCAGGTCTGCGTTCCTTCGGGCAGCGGCACACGCGCGTTCGTTGTCGGAGAGGTTGACGAGTTCAATCGGCTCTACGGTCACACGCCGAAGTTCAACGCGATGGCGAAGGTCGCGCCGTCAACCAGTACGATAGTCTGGGAAGGAACATGCACGACGACGCCGGGCGCCGGGCAGACGCAAACCGTCCTGACGATCCCAGCCCCAACCGGCGCTTGCGTAGTGCAGTTCGACGTGAGGATCAACGGCTACGATGCCGCGGGCGCGGTCGCGACAACGCACGTCAACTGCACCGCCTACTTCACAATCGGCGGCGGGTGGGTGCTGGACCCTGCGGGGTTGCTGGAGGCGCATGGCTACGCCGTTGACCCCGCGTGGGCGTTCGGTTGGGCGCTCGGCGGCGGTGGCTCCTCCATCACGTTCACGGTCACGGGCGACGCCGTGA